ATAGCAGTTTCAGTTATATCCGCGCTTGTTTCGATAGAATCGTCAAAATCTCCGATAATACGGATAATAGCTTCATCTATTCTCCTGATATTGTCCTTCTTTCTTGCCGCTTCCTCGGCGGTGATTCCTTCTTCTTCAATGCTTTTGATAAGGTTTTCTCTTTTCCTGAACAAAGATTCTACGGTAGTAGCATTATTTTCAAGCTGTTCCGATTCTTGATCCAATAACGACAATTCCTCTTCCATTTCTTCTAAATACGTTTTTTTAGTTTCCTTACTTGCAACCATTTCTTCGTACAGTCCGATGTTTTCTTTTATTAGCTCGTTGTTCAACACCCACATCCTATTTTCTATATCATAATCCTCTATTAACTCGGGATAACGTTCTCTAATGGTTTTCATTAACTCCCGTTTTTGTTCAAGAGCGAGATTGTAGGTAGTCGAACCTTCCACCGATTTATTCATAATATTATTAAGTCGTTCCTGTTCTTCGACAACAGCATTGATCGTTTCCAAATACCGCCTTTGCTCTTCTGTCGCACGTCTTTCCATTGTCACAAACGTTACAATAGCTGTAGTAGCCGCCAGCGTCGCGGCCACATAGGGCCCGCCAAGAAGCGAAACAACCTTGGAAAGCAATCCTCTGACCGTTGTAAGCGAAGCGGTTAAAGCAGACATTCCTATCCTTGCGGCTGCCGATTGGCCTGCAGTAAACGGCACTGCCCACCCCGATAAAAGCGTGGCAATGCCCACTCCGCCCATTAGCTTGCTTAATGTTGCCAATAGCCTCATAGCAACAGCCAGTTCTGTAAAAGTAAGAATCAGGGTCTTGGCGGTATCGTCTAAATTGCTGAACCACTCAACGAGTTCCGTTGTTCCCTCAATTACTCCTTTTAACTGCTCCATCAGACCGGATTCACCAAGAACTACCGCAAATCTTTCCATTGCTATATTAAGCTGTTCCTGTTTTTTCTCCAGCGTCTCCATCGTCATAATGTTCTGCCGCATGGAATAACCCTCTACGTCTTGCAGGTTATTAACAACTTCCTGTACCTGAGCAAAATTGCGCAACAGGGCTATAAAATACGAACGCCGCCTGACACCGGCGGCGGAAGTTTCAATATCAATCTTCTGCAAATCAGTCCATTCTTCCTGCAACCCTGCCACTTCTGACATTTCCTCGGACATAAGACCCATCTGCTCTGCTATCTCAAGCAGTTGATCCGGCATTTCCTCCGCTTTATCGCCCCACTTTTCGGCAATATCGGAGATTAATTCTATGGCTGGCCTCAATTTTGTTTGTGCTGCATCGGCAAAAACCTCAATGCCGGACTCCATGAGCTTGTTAATTGTTTTCTGGCGGACAATAAAGGACAAAATGGTATTTACCGCGTTACCGACTTCTCTGCCCAACCTTCCCGTAGCAACCCTGGTAGCAGTAATGATGCCTAGGGTTTCATCAAACGACATTTTTACTGCTCTGGCGGCCCCTGAAGACCTTACAAGCGCTTCTACCAAATCGCCGGTAGTAACGGCAAAGTTATCGGAAGTAATATTCAGCTTATCAATAACAGTTTCAAGATCTTCCGCCGTAAAACCCCATTGCGACATAATAGCAATAAGACCCTCGCTTGCCATCTTCACGTCCATTTCGGCTACGTTCAAAGCAAGCAATCCAACCCTGGTTTGCTCCAATGTATCCTGCATATCATATCCGGCCTGCGTCCACCTGATAGCAATATCGGAAACCGTATCCCAGGTATGACCGTATTGCATACCAACATCCTGTAACGTATCTCTCATATCTTCGAGATTGAACGTAACATCATTAATTGTCCGGGCAATTACTACCATGTCCATTTCAATCTGCTTAAACGTATCAATAGCTTGACGCATAGCACGAATGAGACCATAAAACCCGGCACCAGCTACAAACCAAGAGATGCGGCGCTCCCACTGAGAACCGAGAACGTTATAAGCCTGTGCGGTTTGCTGTACAGTTTTGGTATGTTTTTTGGCAACATCGTCAACTTTTTGAGTACCCACGGCAAGAGCTTCAGTTTTCTTACCCACGTCAATGAGCACCTGACCGTGACGGTCAAGAATAACCTGCCCGCTTTGTATGGGTCGGTTGAACTGGGCCTCCATATTTCTGCCGACGTTAGCGGCGGTAATTCGCAAAGAACGTAGCTGGCTATCCAGTTGCGCCGTTAAGCCCATCAACTGCTTTGTAGCTTCAACCGCAGGTTGATAATTGACTGTCAGCACTGACATTACTCTCGGCGCTGCATTTTCTGCCATCAAATCACCGCCCTTATTTTCCTATACCTTTGAACTCACCACAAAAAGCAGCAAGCTCCGATAATTTCGGAGCCTTTCCCTTTTTGTTTATCGGCTCAGAAGATACAACTTCGCCGGAACCAAACGGCACCCCAAGCCTAAGGCCAATATGCTTGCCAAGTTTGCCTAAAATCGCCTCTACCTGCGGAATAGTTCTTTCCGCAATCTCATCGTAGTGCATGGAAGTATGCGATAATAAGGTAGTAAACGCCTCTGCCCAATCAGGTTTGAGCGTTTCTTCGTCCTCATCGGCAGAGGCTATCTTCAGCCCGATATATCAATCATTTTCTGTATACATCTTCTCAGATCGCTTAAATCCCAATCATCGTCCATAGCTTTCTGTAGCGTCATCAGTTCTTCCTTACCATCGAAAACTTGCTTAGAAAACCACTTCTCCAACTTTTTCCTCTCAACCTCATTAACCAAGCTAAACATCTGTGGACCAATATTGATACTGTCATTTTGGAAATCATCAACATCTTTCAATTTGAGGGGATTCACCCTATATTTCTTTCCTTGGGCAAAAAAATCTTCGCCGCTTCCAAGCATCGTTGCCAATGTCGGAAGCGGCGCATCGACCTTCTTCGTTTTTGCCTCCTTTTTATCGACCATTACAAATACCTCCTATTGACTTCTTAGTGCATATTTCCAATAAACGGGGTTATAACTGGGCCTCGGTCTCAACACTTGCAAAGTGAAGCTCCAGCCCTCGGGTTCTCTCTTCTGCGTAGGTTGGTTGATATCGCCCGTCGCTTTACACTTATCAACAACAACATTGGCATCATAAATATTGACCTCGCCATCATCCGTTGCCTCTGTAGATACGATTGCCTGCATTACAGGCCTAGAGCCAATCGTAGGAAGCGCCAACTTTTTAACATCGTTGGCTGTCCATTCATAAGTTGCAAAAACTATTTGTCCGGCGTTAGCACTGTTAAACTCAGCTTCATTTCCGCTAACAGCAAACTGCCCTTCCGCCGGTGACGATTCAACTTTCACAAAGGGAGAGCTTTCCCTGCCAACAAGTATAAACGTGCCTCCGCTTTTAACCGCATGGTCTAATTTCACTACAAAAGGCGAAGACTCTGGAACGCTTATCTCTTGGTCAGCCGCCCACAAGGTATCTTCATTTATGGTCTCCAGCTCCGAACCCATCAAGGCAGCGTAAAGATCCGGCTGGAAACTAGACATCGTTACAACTAACTGACCGGACTTGCCGGTATCATAAACGCCCATCGGAAAATCACTGTTGCCGTCAGCAAGTTCGGTGGTCGCAATATTGACGTTTGCGCCTATGCTTTCAACTGTGCCGTTATTAACAACAAAATTATCCGAAAGGGCACCGCTTGCGGAAAACTTTCTCAAAACTATCCTACCTGCCCTCGGGTAAATAATAGATTGCACTCAGTCCACACTCCTTTCTTAAATCGTTGCGTAAAATACAAATCTGTTGCCTACACAAAAAAAGCCGTCCATCGTAAGCAACTCCCCTAATTGACCGTAAAAATAATACTTCCTGCTACCCACCTCATGCCCATGCAGAATTTGTTTAATCCTGCCCTGTATCTTATAAGCTACATAGTCGTCCTTTGCCGGGACATGGCAATCAACCTGCAATAATTCTCCTGTAATAATAGAGTTCCTGGAAGGCATAGAAGGCTTGAAATAAATACAGATCCGCTTCTCGTTCCCCGCCAAATCGTCCCATCTGCTTCTCTTGATAATCTGGCTGGCAACAGTATCCGAACTCGCCCCGACAAGTTCCATCAAACTAAGGATAGTAGCATCTTCCCTAACCCTTTTGTGAATGTTATTTATATCTTTTCCAGGATCAAAACAATGGCACCACATCCTTACTTCGCACTTGCAACCTACCTGTATGCAACAAAAAATGTACCCCAAGGAAAGTTATCTATCGCTTCTTGGAGTATCTCGACCGCACGCTTTTGCGACATCCACCTGGCGGCCGTTTCCAGGGATTTTCGTGGAGGCGTTGGCAGAAACGAAGATGGTAAATCACCCTTTTTTGCCATTTTCTCCAAATTAAGGTTTTTAAGCTTCCCCGTGGACACCACTCTTTCCCCAAAGATATTCACGTACGAGCCAGCCGGCCTGCCCAATTTGGAAAAGATTGGGTTTGCTTTTAGCCTTTCGTGGTAAAACATTCCGCTCCTGACGTAATCAACAAAAGCAGGGTTCGACACATCTAACAAACTACCAGTTCCCCATTCATTCATCGCCACCCAGGGGCCGCCGATAACATATATGGCTATCTCTCCGGCAAGGAACTCGAAATCCCCCTCGCTCAGTTCAGCGCTAGCCTTGGAACTCATGTTTTCCGATCTCGCCTGATCCATAAATTCCCTCTGCATCTGTTTCAATGCTTTCATAATTGTCAGCCTAAGCGCTATAATACACCTTTCATAATCGAACCTTATTCCCATTATGCTCTCACATCCTGAGAAAGCTGGATTCTTACTACTCCAGGCATACCTATATCGTTTACAGCATCAACCCTGTAATTGTTACCCACAAACACTATGCAGTCCATCTCCGAAATCATGCTGACGCCTTCGTACTTCGGCACTTGGAAGTAATACCTCGTATCTTTCAACAACCCAGCGTCTTGTTGCCGAAGCTCGGCGGTTATAATTTCCCCAAAGGCTGGAACATCAGTATTAATGGTCTTCCAAGATCCAATGAGGTTATAATCTTTGTCAGCTTTTTCTTCCAGCCTTTTATGAACCAACGTAGCGTTAGTTTTAACTGCGTGCCAAAAAGTTTCGCCGGAGGCGGGATCTGCCACAGCGGACTGCACAAGATATTTAATCCCATCAACAGTAATAATATCGCCACTGATAAGCCCTGCACTGGAAAGAATAAGCCCTTCCCAATGCGATTCCCTGGCACCAAAGTCCCTGATGGCACTTGTTGACCGTTTCATGCTCACTTTTGAGCATTCATCGGGATTTCTTGCTACAGTACAATCCTGGCCCACGGCATTTAAATATCTTGCTGCATAGCCCATAGCGTCACCTACCCTTTTGTCCTGCCAAAATGAGGAACATCGACGAATGCTGCAGTAATCTTGCCAATCAAAATATTTCGTTCTTTTTCTAACTCTTCGCGTCTTATGCCCCAATCCTGGGTTACATCACGAGTAAAGTGCGGCCCCTGCTCTCTCACGGGCACCCTCGCCGGCATAGAATAACATAAAAGAGCCGCACACTCGCACACCGTTGCCGATTCAAGCCATAAACGTTTATCCGCGTCGAGGTCGGCATAGCCCGGTACAAGGGCAATAACATTAGCCTCTGCCACACTGATTATATCCGGCTGTTCAATGTCCGCGTCCGGCAGATAAGCCTCGTCAACGCCGAGAATATTTCTTACTCTCTTCTGCCATCCGTCCTCGGTCAAAACACGGTTAGTCATCTACCCCACCACGCTTTAAGCGTTAATATTGAGGATCTTGGTTGCCTCGTTAAACACTTTGCTGTAGCCGTTGTTCTCGGATATTGTCAGCACGCTGGTCTGTCTGGTAATGAATTTATCGCTCTCGGAGATATCGCTACCCGCCTCGGTAACCTGCTCAATGGCATACTGCCTATTAACCCCGTAAATCTGCAAGGTAGGCACATCCTTATGCCAGAACAGCCTGACATCGCCGCTCGGCAGTTGCGGTGCAGAAAGCGAAATACCCACAGTTGTTCCCTGTGCAAGCAACTTTAACAAATCGGTCGTTGACAAATTCGGTATATTAGCCAGCACTAACTGAATAAAAGCATCTTTCGCCGCAACCAACGTATTGCAGGGAAACTCCTCAAATTCCATCAGGTACAGCAAAAACCCTTTCGTCGAAAGAGATCCGGCCGTGGCATCACCATCAAGATCAGCCTTCATCTTCAACACCGGAGCGGCGTTATTATTACCATCACCGTTTTTGATAACATCAATAATCTCCTCGACCTTATCCTTCGCTACTTCCATTGCAATCCGCCTGACGTGAATTGCCAACATATCGATCTGCATCCTGCGAAGTGACTCGTAAGACGATTCAATCGCACGCCCAAACTTGTAAATCCTTACAGTCTGTTCGCGACCCTTGATCGATACACGCGGCAACTCGGCAGCCTCGGTCACCCTTTTCTTCTTCTGTTTCGATGGCTGATCATCAACATAATATGACCTGTAGCTATCCCCATTAATAACCGTATTTTGACCAATAAGATATGGCAACATCGTATCCTGGACAATAGCTTCCCTTACCGTTCTGGAGATAAATTCGGGAAACAGCACCGCGCTTTCTTCGGTACGATAGAAAGCATCCAAAGCATCGGCATAAATAACATCACCGTTTGGTCTATAAATGGTCTTCGTTTTAATGCCTAATCTTTTCAACTGACGCTCAAAAGCATCTAAAGGCGACCCTTCAGGCGAGGGGTCCATTCTCTCTAAAAGCTGAGTGAGAGTAACTTTTTCTCCCCGGGCCTGATCGTATAACCTGCGATCTAACTTGATATCAGCTATATTTTTACCCACCTATTCCACTCTCCTTTCTAACGAAATTAAGCAATGAGAACCATTACTTTGATATTATCCGAATCCACACTCACCGCTCTAGCGGGACCGATTGCGCCAACAGAGGGCATTACAGCACCGCTGCCGTTAACAACCACATAGTCACCTGCATCGGGAAGATTTCCGGAAACACCGTCAAACTCGGTGTAGCCGCCTTCCTGAACGGTCATATATCCGTCGAACTCGTACTGGTGTATCCTGCCGAGCAACGGATCGCCGGCGTTCCCGAAACCAGCTTCATCGTTACCGGTAATCGTAACTGCTTTATCTAAAACAGCAGAACGGCCGTCGTTTTCCCACGCCTTGGCCGCCAACACCGCAGACACCAGAGCGTCGCTGGCCTTGTAAGTTGCACTACGGAAACCAATACCTTCATAATCAATTCCGCCTCTTGACAAGTTCTTTCACTCCTTTCATGTTTTTGGGCACTAAAAAACCCGCCTACGCGGGCATTAAGCCTTAAAAGCATCATCCGGTATATCGCTATCAGTTTGCGAACTTTGATTTGCGCCGAGTTCGCTCTGCCTGCCGTGAGGAAGATTAGCCTCCGCTTCTACCTTAAATGTTTCGATAAATCTTTTAAGTTCTCTAGAACCGGAAACGGCAAACCTTGTTTCCCAAGCGTCGGCATCGTAATCATCGCCATACGCCCTTACTCCCCACTCCTTGGCCTCTTTCTGCAACTCCTGGAGATAACCATCACCCTCCTTAGCAAATCTCAAAACTTCGTCTGCCGGAACTTCCCTGCCAAGCGATTCCTTGACTTGTTCTTTGGAAATAAACTGTTCTACTGCAACATCGGATACAGCAGCATCATCTTTTTCTTTCAACATATTTTTAACAGTAGGCAACTCTTTTAATAAAGATTCACTCAAAGTTATTTTTGCTCCAGCATCATCTTTTTGTACTTCGCTCACAAACGCAGTAACATCTACACCGTCTAAAACAACGAGATATTTTTCAGACACCGTTTTTTCACCACCTTTGCCAAAATTTATCCCCTGCACAGTCAACTTCTTCTCCAAATCCCCCCTCCTTGCGAAAGTAAGCAACTTACCTTTTCTAGCGCTATAAGTGTGAAAGAGCATTACGCCCTCGTCTAGACCTTTTAAATTATCAACAATCGCCATTTCACCATTTTCAGCAACATTATCCACATTGGAAAGCACGCCGGCCCCGGGATATGCACCGTCAAACACAATGGAGTTTTCCATCAAAAACCCCGGCGGCTTGGCTATCATATAACAAAGCTTGCCGTCATACTCACGTCCGGCGAGATGCTCACACTTTCTGTAATCCCTGTAATCGTTTCCGCAAATAGAGCACTCGAACGTATTTGCACCCCAACCGATGCTTGTATCGAAAAATGTCCCGTCCTCTATGCTGGCAATGATGTAGTCCGTATTTATGCCGTCTATCTCTTTGCCCCTTACAATGTAGTGATCGGCACGCAACTCCCACTCTTCGTTTTCCGCCAAGCTCTTTTTCAGGGTAGCGTCAAAAGTTCTACCATAGCCAATAGCGGCCTTGGGTCTGGCAAAAAACCCTGCCCAGGGATGGTCTATCAAAACGCTCACGCCTCTTTTAGCATCTTCTTTGAAAACATTAAGCAAAGATTTGTGAATCTGGATATACCTGTCCGGTATAATCATGTCACCCACGAGTTTGTCAGGAAAAACAAAAACCTCTTCTTTTGAAAGAGGCCTTCTGGCAAACTCATTTATTTTCTCAAGCTGGCTCTGGGTAGGAACACCGTATTCCCTCGCCAATGAATCTGGCATCATTCCACCCCCTCTCTTTTCATCTCCTCGCTAATTTTGTTACCGCAATTCTGGCAGTCCGATATTAAGCAAGCCTTATCAAAAACCATTTTACTTCCACAACCGCAATATATTCCCGGCATTCCGTACTCCACCCTTGCCATCGTTTTTATCTCCATCACCTTCACCCCCCTGCTTTCCGCCAGCACTAAACGAAACCCTGATATTCTCTGAAGGCGTATCGGATTTTGCTTTCTCAACGTCTACCGATTCGGAAGCAGCCTTATCAGCATCAACCCAACCCATAAGCTGTGCAATGGCCCAAAACTCCTGCCACATTAACTTGACAGTCACCTTCTGCTCTTCGCTCTGCCAATCAACCTTGTTGTACTCAAAATAGGGCACGCCCTGAATACCTTTTACCCTCAGCCAAAGCCTGCCAACTTCCTCGATGAGCCGCTTCGATCCTCTCTGCACGGAAGCGATCCCGCTGCAAAAGATCATAAACTGGACGGTCCCCCAAGTTTCCGTGATCCCCTGATTTCTGTTCATAAAAATCGCCATCTGCTTGGCACCGCTAAATGTTTGAGTGTCAACAAGCTCGGCGATAGCTCTCACATCAAGGCTCCTGTTTGTGTTTCCCCCTTGGTTCAAATTAATCTCCACATCGTCCCAGTGTATATAATCATCATCAGGCTCTAAGTTGTTCATGGTATCTTTAATTTCCTGCCAACGCTCATTAAGCCACTCCCTTTGTTTTGTAGGGCTGGCTTGTATTTCTGCCGGCATCTCCTGCATTATCCTCTCCATCAGCAACTTTATATCGTTACGGGGCCATCCTTGGTGGTGGAGCACCGCAGCCAAATCCTGCAATATCTGCATCTGGAAGTCAATAGCATCCAGCACCGGCACCATAATCAAATTCCCCCTGGGGTCGTCGGGGTCTGGGTCAGTCGGCACCCAGAAAAAGTTTGCCTTTCCCTTTTCCAGAGAGACCTTTTTCATCATCTGTTGCTGATAAGGTATCCAGACCCTCCTGCCGTCCCTTTCTTCAATTTCCCACTGGATTGTTTGCGGAACAACGGGATGTACATCCACAATATCGTTCCTTGCTTTATTTATTTCCACTTCAACGGCCTGCGCCCCACGCATGAAGGCCATCTGGTGTAAAATATCTACCAAACCATCCAAACCTGCGTTGGAGACTTCATTGACCCTGGACGCAAACTCCTGCCACATGGATTCAACTTCTGGCATCCGTCTTTCTTTGTTTTTTGACTCGTAAAAGTGCATTTTATGCCCCTGGTTGGAAAGCCTCAAAAAGTTCCAAAGCGCCATAGAAACATCTGGATTTACTCTTTTGAGAAAATCTATTGCTTCTGCTTCTTCGCGAATATTGCGGAGATTACTTAAAATATCGCTCTGTCTCGAACGATAAGGAGACAATATAGAATTTTTGTTTATACCTGCTACCGTAACTCTGCCGGTAGGCAAGGGGTCAGCCCTGCTTCTGCCACGTTGAAATATTTTGTTCCAAAATGCCAATTTATCACCACCTTTTACTTAGCCCATATTCTCTTAAAACTGCTACGTCCCAATACCGGCTTGCCTCCAATAG